ATGCTAAACAATTAGAATTACAAAAGAAGATTGTTAAAGAGCGCGACAAAGCCGTTAAGTTATCTGAGAAAGACAAAAAGAATCAGGCTGCACTTGCTAGAGCAAAGGCAGTATTTGATTTAGAGAAGATACAAATTGAAGCAGCGTTACAGGGCAAAATTACTGAAGAAGAACGCACACGCTTGTTGCTTATGAAGGCTATCTTAGAAGAAGATGCTGATAAGGCAGAAAAACTATCTGCAAGGCTAGAAACAATACAAAAGCAAACCTTAGAACTAGCAGAATCTTTAACTACGCTTGAAGCAAACGATCCGTTTGCCAAATGGGGCGATTACTTTGATGCCGCTAAAAAGAACATCAAAGATTTGTTTGACACATTAGCTAAGCAACAAATGGCTTTAAATGAATTAATGACAGGGATTGCTACAGGAAAAGCTACAACTAATGCCAATGTATTAGCAGCCAAGACCGATAAGGCAGAAACTTTTTTAGAGGCAGCAAACGCATCGGCAATTTTTGCTGCACTATCTTCAGCAGATGCAGTAGCAGCAGTAGCGCAAGCAGCGGCAGCAGTTGCAGCAGCAACAACACCAGAAGAAGCAGCAGCAGCTCAAGAAGCAGTAGATGCCGCCAATGCTTACGTAGATGCCACAACCCTACTAACGGAAAGCCTTGCAGCAGCAGATTTAGCAGCAGCATTAGCAAGCCTTGAATTGGCAAATGAGTATTTAAATCAATCTATAGAGGCAGCCACTAGCCAAGGATTAGTTCCTGAAGTAAATGTAACTGTTAACGTAGAAGGTTCAGTAATAGCAGCTGAAGATTTAGCTGAAACTATAACTGACATTCAATACGAATATCAAAGAACTGGAAAGGGCTTGCTGTTTAGCAGCATAGCTATCTAATGCCAGCACCTACAATCAGGGTATTCGTTGACTTTGATAGCGATACCGCATTTGAGATTAACCCACTTATCCTAGATAGCCTTACTGAAGGTATTTTAGGTACTAATACGCTTGGCTCTGGCACATTGCCAGTTGAGATTACTGACCTAGTAACAAGAGTAAATATACGCCGGGGTCGCAACCGAATTACATCTAAGTTTGAGGCTGGAACCGCTAACGTAGTTCTTTATGATCAGAATGGTGATTGGAATCCCACCAACCCGAATAGCGCCTACTACCCTAATTTAGTACCCCTAAGGCAGATAATCATATTTGCTACCTATGCAAGCAATGACTACTTCTTGTTCTCAGGTTTCATTACCAATTACGATACTGGCTTTAAGCAAGGCAATGATGAACTAAGCACAGTTACCCTTAAATGCGTAGATGGCTTCAAACTGCTGGCAGGCTCAGCCATAGACACAGTAGCAGGCTCAGGGGTGCAGCTCTCAGGGGCTCGCGTGAATGCCATCCTAGACGAGATAGAATGGCCTATAAGCCTACGAAATATAGATACTGGTGATTCCAGTTTACAGGCAGACCCAGGAACCGCCAGAGATGCCTTAGAAGCCCTATTTACAGTAGAGCAGAGCGAGTTTGGCGGCATCTTTGTTGATGTCAATGGCAAGGTAGATTTTGTCAGCCGTAACAACCTAATATCCAACCCAGCCTTCCCGGTCTATGAGTTTAGTGATCAAGGCGTGGACATCTCCTACACCAATGCAGTAGTAGCGTTAGACGATACTACGCTCATTAATGACGTTACTATCACACGCTTAGGCGGTACAGCTCAGAATGCCTTTGACCAAGATTCAATTGATAAGTTCTTCCTTCATTCAGGCACACGCTCAGGCATATTGGTACAGACAAATGCTGAAGCTTTAAATCAGGCTCAAGGCATCCTAGCCACACGTAAAGACCCTGAGATACGCATAGATAGCATTCAGCTGAATCTCTATGATGATGTTAACCCCAATAAGCCTTTAGCAGGCATAGATATAGAATTACTAGATGGGGTGACAGTTACTAAGACTACCCCTGGCTCATCCAGCGTAGTGCAATCAAGCCTTGTAAATGCCATCCATCACGATATAACAAAGTCATCCTGGATGACTACGCTATACACCACAGAACCTTTATTGGCAGGTTTTGTCCTAAATTCAGATGTATCAGGTATACTAGGCTCAGATAGTCTGAGCTACTAAGGAGAAATATGGCAGGCGCAGGTTATAAGTTGTTTCAGACCGGGGATGTGCTTACAGCAGCTCAAGTCAATACGTATTTAAATGAGCAAACAGTTATGGTGTTTGCTTCTGCTGCTGCTCGCACTAGCGCGCTTACTAGCGTATTAGCTGAAGGTATGGTGTCTTATTTACAGGATACCAATGCAGTTGAAGTTTACAATGGTACAGCTTGGGTAGGCGTTAGCGGTGCAGGCGATATAACTGAAGTGCAAGCTGGTGTAGGTATATCAGTAGCAAGTGGTACTGGCCCGATACCAGTTATTACTAATAGTTCTACCGATCTTATTACTACTGCTGGTGACTTACTTTATGGAACTGCTGCCGATACAGTTGCAAGATTAGGCATTGGAACAGCAGGTCAAGTTCTTAAAGTCAATTCAGGTGCAACCGCCCCTGAGTGGGGCGCGGCTGCTGGTGGTATTACTTGGGAAGCTTGGACACCCGTTTATAGTGCTTGGACTATTGGTAATGCTACGGTTACTTCATTAAAAGCCTCCAGCGGAGATATGAGATTTTTCTTTTTAAGAGTGGTATGGGGAAGCACAACAACTTTTACAGGTGTTTATCCTGCTTTTGAATTACCATATGCGGCAACTTACAAAAATACAGCATTTTTCGGCGATATTTATGATGCAAGCGGAGGAACATTTACGCTTAAAGGTCAAACTGGAACTGCTGATAATAATTGCTATTTAACAGTTGAAAACGCAAGCGGAACTTATGTAGGTGCAAGCGATTTTTCTAATACAGTTCCTATGACTTGGACAACAAACGACAAAATAATTATTACAGGAGCGTATCCAGTATGACAATGCAATTATCAAACTTTGTAAAGCGCGATGAAGTTTTATCTGAATTGCCGCAAGAATGGTTATGGGAACGAATTAGAAATTGGCGCAACGCAGAATTAAAAGCAACTGATTGGACACAGATTTCAGATTCCCAATGCGACAAAACCGCTTGGGCTTCCTATCGGCAAGCCCTCAGAGATTTGCCTGAAACAGTAAGTGATCCATCAGAAATAGTATTTCCTAAGCCACCTACTGCCTAGCATAATCTTGAGGGATTGTGCTATCTGAATGCTATAATAAATAGATATGGCAAAGCTATGCAAGGCAGGGATACAACTACGCGAGCAGGTAGATGATGCGTTCCCCGATAGAGATAGAACTTCAGATGGCTGGATCGGTGATAAACGTCATTCAGCGCGTAAGTCCGATCACAATCCAACTGCTGAAGGCATTGTACGTGCCCTTGACCTTGACGTTGATTTCAGGTCGCACAAAGCGGAGCCCTATGACTTTGCGGATCAGCTACGATTACTTGCCAGACTTGATAAGAGAATCTCTTATATCATCTTCAACGGCAAAATTGCCAGCTACAAACGCAATTACAAATGGAGAAAGTACACCGGGATAAACCCACATAAGACACATATACACATTAGCTTTACTGCTAAGGGCGATTCAGATGGCAGTATGTTTGAAATACCGATACTAACAGGAGAGCCCCTACATGGAACAACTAAAGCAAGTAAGCGCAAGTTGGGCAAGAAGCTTCTTAGCAGCTGGAATAGCAACCTATCTAGCGGTGGGCTGGGATCTAGCACATATTGCAAATGCTGCACTTGCGGCAAGCCTTCCAGTTATCCTTCGTTGGCTAAATCCTAACGACACAGCATTCGGTCGGCGTTGAGCCCGGCAGAATGGGCAGGCTTTGTAGCTGCCACACTATCGTGCTGCGCTCTTATTGTCGGTGGACTTAGATACATTATTAGACATGAAGTGCCAGCAATACTTGAGGCATCAAACATCGTGTCGCGCATAGATAAACTTGAATCAATGGTCTTAGAATTGCTTACTCATGAGCGCAAGAAGAATATCAAAAAGCGAACAAGCCGCTAA